TTTGAACCGCACTATACCATTCACAAAGATGGCATGGCTGGCAACGTATGTAAGAACTTAGAAGCATTAGGATGTAATGTCGATTTCCTAAGAGATAAAGACACAGTCAGTGAGAAGAACAGACTAATTGATCATCGTACCAAACAACAATTACTACGTATAGACAGAGATGGTGAAAGTAAGCCCATTATATTTGAAACAGCAATACCGCCAGTATATGATGCTATAGTTGTTAGTGACTACGGCAAAGGCACAGTGACCTATGAATTGATTGAAGAATTAGTTAAGACTCAAACAATTCCTATTTTTATTGACACAAAGAAACACGACCTAGCACGTATGAACGGTTGTTATATTAAAGTAAATGCTCTAGAAAGAAGTCGTGCTGTTAGTTTGCCCGACTCTAAATGGTTAATTGTCACACATGGCGGAAATGGCGCTTCGTGGGATGGATGGGTATTTTCTGGAGAAATTGTAGGTGATGTTGTTGATGTATGTGGAGCCGGTGACACGTTCTTATCGGCTTTAGTTTATGAATTTTTACAAACAAACAATATTCGTAGCGCAATAAAATTTGCAAACAAGGCAGCGGCAGTAACAGTTCAACATACAGGTGTATACGCACCAAGACTAGAGGAAATAAAATGACTGAAATATTTGAAGGACCAAATCATATCGAGGATAGCGAAGCTCCTTGGGATGACACAATGCGTGACGATTTTCATGTAACAGTATTTTATGACAAGTATCCAGTAACAAACGGACATCTATTGTTCGTGCCTAAATATAATACAGTAGGAGTATTAAATGAAGCTTTTCAAGACGCTTTTAGAGAAGGTAAGAAACAAGTCGACAACGGAAACTGGGACGGTTTCAACATTGGCTTTAACTATGGCGAAGCTGCAGGTCAAACTGTTAACTGGCCTCACATCCATCTTATTCCTCGTAGAAAAGGTGACGTCGAAGACCCGGTCGGGGGTGTACGAAATACAATCCCGGGCAAGGGAAACTATCGCTCTCCATCGTATTCAGCAGATTAAACCTGTTAAGTTTGAGTGGGGTGGAACTCCAACAGTTGGAATTATAGCTCAGACTATTGGACCATTAAATCCAACTTCGTGGAGCGCATATAATGTTCCGTCACAGCCAACATTCTATTCTGGACAGTTTGTTCCTAACAGTTCTATCCAATTTAATAACACTAATAGTAAGCCGGTGTTAACTATTACTCACGACGGTGAGGTTGTTTGGGATGGAAAGCCCAGTGAAGCCGCAGAAGCATTAAAGCGAACTTTCCAATTTACAGTAGAAGATATGAAAGGCGTTACCAAAGCCGCACGTAGACGCTACTATTGGAGAGCAGTAGACAACCTTGCCAAAAAATCTAAAACAATGTCGGCAGAACAATTTGTTGACTTTGTTCAAAAGCAAGCGTATAATAGAGAATGTAAGGTACTAATTGATACATTGAAAGGAAAATCATGAAACAATTTACAGTTAAAGAAACAGACGGATTCCGTCTTCGTGTTAAAAGTTGGAAATGCGTTAATCCAGCAGATTTAAATTCTATTGAATTTATTCAAGAAACATTAACAGACGGAAAAGTAAGTGATAGTTCTGTTTATAACTTTTTCATGACAGATGTAGAAGTTAAAGCACTAGCCGCAGGTCTTGTAAATGAGTAAGATTAAAATAGCAGAACTATTTTATAGCATTCAAGGTGAAGGACGCTTTATGGGCGTCCCTTCTGTGTTTCTGCGTACATTTGGTTGTAACTTTACATGTCAAGGCTTTGGCATGACTCGTGGCAAACTAAGCAAAGAAGCAGAATTAGTTGACCCTACAAAATATAAAACATATAATGAACTTCCGCTTGTTAGTACTGGTTGCGATAGTTACGCTTCTTGGGATCCACGTTTTAAGGACCTTAGTCCTATGCTCACTACAGACGCCATCGCAGACAGAATCATGGAGATATTGCCCTTCAATGAATGGCAGGACGAGCATCTAGTTATTACAGGTGGCGAGCCTTTGCTAGGTTGGCAAAAAGCATATCCAGCATTGTTAGATAATCCTAAGATGAAAGGATTAAAAGAAATTACTTTTGAAACAAATGGCACAATGAGGTTGACTAAAGACTTTAGACAATACTTGTTAAATTGGACATTAGGTAATAAAGACAGGGGACGTAACGCCCTTACATTTAGTGTAAGCGCAAAACTTCCGTGTTCCGGAGAACCTTGGGCAGATGCTATTAAACCAGAAGTAGTTTGTGCCTACGAAGAAGTCGGGTACACCTATTTGAAGTTTGTAGTTTCTACAGAACAAGATATTGAAGATGCGCTAAAAGCTACAGATGAGTTTCGAAAAGGTGGATTTAAAGGACCTGTTTATCTAATGCCAATTGGCGGAGTTGAGTCTGTTTATGCGTTAAATAATAAAGCAGTGGCGCTAGCCGCAATGAAACACGGACTTAGATATAGTGATAGATTACAGGTGCCACTATTTAAAAACGAGTGGGGAACTTGATGAAAAATTGGTTAAAGAAAATAACAGGACTTGAAAAGTTAGAGAAAGAGCGAACCGATGCGTTAGCAAGAGCGGCAGAAGCACTTGTTAAAGAAAAAGAAGCGGTAGAATCAGCTCGTCTTGCTAAACTTACTCCAAAAGACCTTGCTAACGAAAAGGCAGAGCCTTATGTAGCAGTACTTGAAACAAAGGTAAATGTAGACAATCCACGTAACGGGTTTTTTGAACTCGACTGGAATGAACACTTTGTTACTCAATTAAAAAATGCCGGGTACTCCGGAGAAACAGATGAAGAAATTGTAGATCAGTGGTTCCAGGATCTCTGCCGTAATGTTGGTGCCGAAGCAGGTGTTAGCATGGATCGTAGAGGTAGTGGTTATATAAACGTAAACAAGATAGACGGAAATAGATCGGAAATTGGTTAATGACTTACATTTTAGTAGACACAGCAAATTTGTTCTTTCGTGCTAGGCACGTAGTACGTGGAGATCTTGAAGAAAAGATTGGCATGTGCCTTCATGTTACATTTAATAGTGTACGTAAGGCATGGCGTGACTTTGGAGGCACACACGTTATCTTCTGTTTAGAGGGACGTAGCTGGCGTAAAAACTTTTACAAACCTTATAAGGCGCAACGAGCAGACGCACGTTCAAAGCACACAGTAAAAGAAGCAGAAGAAGAAAAGCTCTTTTGGGAAACGTTTGATAAGTTCAAAGAGTACATTCATGCTCAAACTAATTGCACTGTGCTACAACATCCAGAGTTAGAAGCCGATGATTTGATTGCGGGCTTTATTCAAAGTCATCCAAATGATAATCATGTTGTTATTTCGACAGACGGAGATTTTGCACAACTTATTGCTCCTAACGTAAAACAGTATAACGGTGTAATGGGTATTACAACTACGCATGAGGGATACTTTGATGACAAAAATAAACCTGTCACTGATAAGAAAACTAAACAAGTTAAGGCCGCGCCGGATCCGGCCTGGTTGCTATTTGAGAAGTGTATGCGTGGAGACACCTCCGACAACATCTTTAGTGCTTATCCGGGAGTACGTGAGAAAGGGACAAAGAATAAAGTTGGTCTCCGTGAGGCCTTCGCAGACAGAGATTCCAAAGGATATTCTTGGAACAATCTCATGTTGCAACGTTGGACCGACCATGAAGGCGTCGAGCATCGTGTATTAGATGATTACAACCGTAATGTTAAATTATGTGACTTAAAAGCACAGCCAGAAGATATTCGAGCAAAGATGACTGAGTGTATTCAGGCAGAATTTGCTAAACACAAAGAAGTAAAACAAGTTGGCATTCGTTTAATGAAGTTTGCTAACTCTTACGAACTACAAAAAGTAGTTGAGCAGGCAGAAAGTTATGCCGAACCTTTGAACGCGAGATATCATGTATGACATGTCAGTATGTTGATACTTGCCCAGAAAGGTCAAAAACATGTTATGAGGAAATTATGACCAAAGTTAAAGTATTGATTCCAAACAAAAGTTGGTTAATAGAGAATGGTGGAGAAAAAATAGGAACTCTGAGTAAAGAAAAATCAGGATATTCTATTTTACAAAATGGACAGAAGTATGAAATTGGCAATGCCAATAATGTTCGAGAGCAATTAGGCATCGACATTACGGAAGAACTTGTAAAGACTAAAAAAGTAGCAGTTCCAAAAGAACTTACAAATAGTGTTTACGACTTTCCGTGTTCAAGTAAACCTTTCAATCCATTGTACAATGTTCGTAAAAAATTACCAATCTACGCCAAGAGTACAAAAAGCAAAAGTCAATATTGTGCTGGATACTATGTTATTCAGTTCCGTAAAGGTTGGGTAAAATCGTTTTGTCCTAAACTTATTACCCTAGAACGCTATCCGTTTAACGGTCCGTTTAGAACAGAACAAGAAATGCGTCAACAACTCAACTTACTTAAATGAAACCAATTAACACGGTTCCAATTGAAATGTTCTTGGAAAAGGCCAGGATTGCTATCAAATCTGGCCAAAAACAAATGAATATTGACATAAAAGATGTCATTGCTATTAATGATAGCATTGCCATTGTTATGACACGTCTAGCGGGAAAATTAGACGAGCAGATGTATAATGCTCCTAAGCAAGATGATGTTCTCGAAGTAAGAATGGATGGTGGCGGTTTTAAGTAAACTTAATAAATATATGCGTATATATTTCGGAGTACGCATAAATGAGCCGCCCAAAACCAAATGTTTTATTAGAACTAACAAACAAAAAAACTTTTAAAGTTGAACAAGTTTTAGAAGCCGACGCCATTTGGGCTGTGTTTCACAAGGGTAAACCTGTCAATCTTAAAACTAATAGTGTTATTGCACAGGATTTAGGTCCTAAGTATAAAAAGGTAAGTTTTTCAAATGCTGGTCACGCACATAACCTAGCAGAAAAATTAAACAAGATGTTTAACACATCAGATTTTTCGGTATTCAAACTAACAAATGGTGAAGAAATTAAAGAGTGATAAGAGACAACTAATTACTCAAGGAATGATTGAGAAGTTAGGTCTTGATCCAAAAAAAATTAAACAGTATCATGCCGCATGGTGGGTCAACCCGAGAAGTAAGACAACCGGCGGCTTTCGTTTGACCGAGTTTGGATACAAATCATTTAAGGCGTTAGATATTGAAGAATTCAAAGTTACGTTGGATCAAAAGATAGAATGGACCAGCAAAATGGTATTACAACTAGACCATTTTGTAGATGTTCCATTTTATTTGGATACTGATGCTATATACGTATTTGATAGTAACATGGCTATCCAATTGATACTATTCTCCGGCAATCTTCAAAAATTTGGACAAGCCCGTGCTCGTAGTGTAGCATTAAAACAACAAGAAAAATAGAAAAAAACGCTTGACATTTTACCAAGACCGCTGTATAATAAACACATACAGACGCAAACTGTAGCAAATTTTTTAATTTTTGAAAGGTCTAAAATGGCAGAGCAAATTTCCGCAAATCGTAGCGTTACTCCTAATGAAGCAAAACGTAGCCTACGTAAGTGTTTGAAGATTAAGCGTCCGGTCTTCATCTGGGGTGCCCCAGGTATTGGCAAATCCGATATTGTTAAACAACTCGGCGACGAATCCAATCGTGAAGTGATTGACGTGCGTTTGTCACTTTGGGAACCTACCGACATTAAAGGTATTCCTTATTACAATTCCGACAAGGGCACAATGACTTGGGCTCCTCCATCAGAGCTCCCTACAGATCCAGAATCTACCGCAATTTTGTTCCTAGACGAACTTAACTCTGCGGCTCCTGCTACACAGGCCGCGGCCTATCAACTTATTCTAAACCGCCGTGTAGGTACTTACATCCTGCCAAAGGGCGTTAGCATTGTTGCCGCAGGTAACCGTGATAGTGACAAGGGTGTAACTTATCGTATGCCTGCTCCGTTGGCTAATCGCTTCCTTCACTTGGAATTAAAAACTAGTTTTGATGACTGGCTCCAGTGGGCCACTAACAATACCGTAAATGAACAGGTTGTTGGTTATTTGGGCTTTGCCAAACAAGACCTTTACGACTTTGACCCACGTAGCGGTAGCCGTTCTTTTGCTACTCCTCGCTCTTGGTCCTTTGTTAGCGAGTTGTTGGAAGATGACGACTTGGATGAAAACACGCTAACTGATTTGGTTGCTGGTGCTGTTGGCGAAGGTCTTGCTGTTAAGTTTATGGCACACCGTAAGGTTGCCAAGCAAATGCCAAATCCAATGGATATTCTAAAAGGTACCGTAGACAAGATTACAATTAAAGAAATCTCTGCTATGTATTCTTTGACTATTAGTATGTGCTACGAGCTCCGTGATGCCGCAGAAAAGACTCCTAAAGAGTTTGATAAAATGGCAGATAACTTCTTTAAATTCATTATGGATAACTTCCCAACTGAATTGGTTGTTATGGGTGCTAAGATTGCGCTTACCCAATATGACTTGCCGTTTGATCCGCACTCAATGGATAATTTTGACAAGTTCCATAAAGTGTACGGCAAATACATCCATGCCGCTAACGCAAACTAAATGGTAAAATGGGCTCTTGCCCATTTTACGTTTTCAGCGTATAATTATATGTATAGTAACAAGGAGCTCAAATGTCTAGTGTAATGAAAGCAGAAAAGCAAGGCAAAGTTCTTGCTAAAGAATATACAGACGCAGAAAAAGCAAAAGCTATTGACACGCTAATTACAGCCCGTGTCCGTTTGCTGTTGCGTCATCCCTTTTTTGGTAATATGGCAACCCGCCTCCGTTTAGTAGACGGCAGTGACTGGTGTAGCACTCTTGCTACAGACGGTCGTACATTTTACTACAATGTTGGCTTTGTCAATAAATGTGATGCTACAGAAATGGAATTTGGCTTCGCACACGAAGTCTTACATAATGTATTTGATCACATGGGTCGTCGTCAAAGTCGCGATCCCCAGTTGTCTAATATTGCCGCAGACTATGCCGCTAATCAAATTCTTGTAGATGAGAAAATTGGCGCGGTGCCTAAGTTTATTAAAATCTTCCAAGACCACAAATACCGCGGCAAAAGCTACGAAGAAATTTACGAAGAGCTAGAATCCAAAGCTATTAAAATTGATTTCTCTAAACTTGGAGAATTGCTAGACGAGCATTTGGATGGTGAAGGCGAAGACGGACAAGACGGTGACGGTGACGGCGAAGAAATTGACGGTAGCGGTAAAAGTAAAGGTCGTCCAAAACTTTCTGAAGAAGAAAAGAAAAAGATCAAAGACGAAATTAAAGAGGCAATGATCTCTGCGATGCAGAATACCGAAGCAGGTCGTATGCCCGCAGGTATTGCTCGTTTAGTTAAGGACTTTACTGAGCCTAAAATGGACTGGCGTGAAATGTTGCGTATGAATATTCAAAGCATTTTCAAAAGCAATTTTAGTTTTAACCGTCCTAATCGTAAGTCACAGCATTGCGGAGCAATTTTGCCCGGAATGATGAACGATGAAACAATTGACGTGAGTGTCTGTATTGACATGTCAGGTAGTATTTCTGATAAAATGGCAAAAGACTTCTTGTCAGAAGTTAAAGGCATTATGGAAGAATACGTAGACTTTAAACTAGACTTGTGGTGCTTTGACACAGAGGTATACGAGTACAAGCGGTTCACAGGCGATACCGCTGACGAAATTAACGACTACGAATGTAAGGGTGGCGGTGGTACCGATTTTGATGCCAACTATCGCTTTATGAAAGAAGAACTAATCGAGCCTAAAAAACTCATTATGTTTACTGATGGATATCCTTGCGGTAGCTGGGGTGATGAAGATTACTGCGATACGCTGTTTATTATCCACGGTAATGAAACCATAAAGCCACCATTCGGCCAAGTAGCATATTATAAATAAAGTACGTATATAAAATGGCGTTAGTCAGAAACAAGGTAAACCCGTTAAATGTTTTAGGTGTAAGAAAGCTAAAACATTTACCGCCCAATTTTGCCAAGATTACTCTTTCGTTTGAATATATACATAAGATTAAAGATATTGATAGATGGATTTACGCTAACCTAGATAGTAGGTATTGTATACGAAATATCCAAACAGTTAGTAATGACAATAAACTTGTTATGGTAACTGAAGTAGGTATGGAGGATCCAAAAGAGTTAACCTTTCTATCTCTATCTTGTCCATATCTGAACAACTAAGGAGAAATTGATGTCAGAAGCAGAACAACAAGTAAGTCAACCCACAGAAGAGCAAGCACCTGCTCAACCGGATCTTACTATTACGGATTTACAAAATCTAAGAGCAATCATCGACGTAGCATCTACACGTGGCGCATTCAAAGCCGCAGAGATGGCCGCTGTCGGGACTGTCTTTAATAAGTTGGATGCGTTTTTGAATGCCGTAGCGCCAGCACAGCAAGCACAAACCCCTCCAGCACAATAAGGAGAATGTTATGAAACATATCGGCAAAATGAAAAACAATGGCGCTAAGGTTGCTATTGTTTTCCGCACATTACCAGGCGATGTCCACAGCGCCTTAGTTGTAGCATCAAATGGACTACCTGACATGTACCACGATTCTTTTATGTCAGTACTAGAACACTCAAGTGGTCAGTCAGCAAATGAATTAGCGGACATTTTAGCCGTTCGCAAGTTTCCAGATGGCAACAATATTCTTGAATGGCTCCATGGTGGTGGTCACTTAAAGAAGGTAGCTACTAAGGCAGTTGTAATGACTCCTGATAGTAAAACTATGGTAGCACTTGATGAGTTGAATAGAATTATTGCTGAGCAAAAAGGGTTAGCCAGCGTAGAAGATCTAAATCCTGCTCCAGTCGGCGAAGCAATTGCATCTCAGAAAGAGCAAGCTGCCGGTGCCTATTCTGGAAAAGAAGTTAAGGCTCCTGAAGTTACAGAAGAGTCTAAGTCAAACGCAAGTGCCGCTGGCTTTGAATTAACTCCATCTGAGATGAGATCACGTGCTGACGCACTTTTTAAAGAAGCACAGCGTCTACGAAAAGAAGCAGATGCTGTTGATCCTCCAAAGAAGAAAGCAAAAGCTGAAGAAGCTGAAGCATAAAAAAAGCACCCCTGGGGTGCTTTTTTTTGACTTAGTTTAAGTCTACCCAAGCAGTACCATTGTACCCTTGGAATTTGGTGCCGGTTAATATTAGTGTTCCGGACGCAGGAGTTCCTACATACGCGGCATCTCTCGCTGTAGTATTAGCATACACAGGAACAGTTAATCCAATTAAAGACACACTATCTGCAACAACATTAGTAGCATATATAGTATCAAATTTCTGAGTAGGTGATCCGATTGTAGGATTTAATAATCCGTTTGATTGATCTGGTAACAATGTTCTAACTGTAGCAGTAGTAACTGAAGCAGTAGTAACTGAAGCAGAAACTGAGGTAATGTTACGAACATAGGCATTGTTAAATGGGAGGGTTGTTCTACCTAAATTTGTCGTATAGTTAATAGTTCCCGGTGCGGTAGAAGGTAATAAATCTAATTCAGCATTAGCCTCGCCGGTAGCAAGAGTAATTACATCAATCAATCCAGTTCCACCTGCTTGAGAGGATCCCACATTGACACGAAGTGATAGCCTTCCTGTGGGTTGTAAGTTAGAAAGGGACGAACTACCATTAGTTTCTGTCCTTAATCGAGTACCGCCATCACCCGGCCCTGCAATTTCCAATCCTTCATAAGCATCAATTTGTAGTTTACTATAAAATCTTGGAGTGCTTACTCCTGGCGCACCGTTAAACACAAACTGATCTGAAGAATAACTGTTAAACAACTTAGAGTTTGCTGATGTTCCCCATAATGAAATTGTCGGAACACCTGTCGCGCTACTATCCTCAGTTGGACTTATACCAGTATCTTTGTTTGACCCAGCAAGAGTAATACCTTTTTTAACGTAGAAAAAATCCGACTTAACTGATTCAGTCGATGCTACAGTAAATGCTTCTGGGCTCGTAATGGCTACTGTATATTTTGTACCATTTGTTTTTTGTATGTTATGTTGTAATACTCTATGTAAAGCCCCATTAATGTCATATATACTGGCAACTTCCATTAAGTTATTAGCGTTTTCTCCACTAATTTGCGGGCCAATAACTATGTAATTTGTACCATCAAAGTATTTTAATTTAGAAACAGATTCATCATACCATAAATCTGTTTTAACAGAACTAGTAGGCTGGGTAATTCCGCTTTCAATACTAGCAAGAGGCTTGTATGTAGATCCAATATATACTTTTAATTTTCCGTTGGTACTATCATACCAAAGTTGGCCTGTTAGGCTCTTTGTAGGTTGTAGTTTACCGGAAAAGTTTTCAAGTAGTTTAACAAGGTCTTGGTTTACGATTGCTCCGTAACCAGAATAATTTTTTCCAACAAATACAAGATCCGTAGTAGAATCTAGTGACCCGTCTTCTACTGTGGTCAACTTGTTGCCGTTTGTTTTGTATAGTGTATAACTCATATTTGTCTCTGCTCTTTATTTATTAACCGTAATTTCCACTGGTAAAAGACTCCGGAATAGGAGCTCCTCCACTAACAAGTTTCCAAACTCCGTCTGCTTTAGTCCAAGCATTGGTTATTTCTTTCCATTGATTTCCTACTTTTACATAGTTATTGGTAATCTGTTTCCAACTTCCGCCTACTTTAACTTTACCTGATCCCATTTCTGAGAATGAAATAGTAGAATAACCATTTGATCCATTGCCCGGGCCGCCGCCGTGAATTCCTATGCTGGTAAAAGAATATAAAGGATTTACATAATTCGATCCTCCAAAAGCGCCAGCACTTGGGGCATCGTCGTAATAGATAAAAGCGCCTGCGGCACCGCCTACAAACCCGCCGCCGCCACCTGGCTGGCCACCAATGTCATATCCACTAGCACCGTCTTGACCTGCTCCATAGGCATAAGCATCAGGATTTGAGCCAGATCCTGGGCCACCTCCATTGCTACCTGCGCCACCGGCAGCACCATGGCCACCTTCTGCTCCGCCGCCGCCGCCGCCACCAGCAATAACAACAAGTTCGCCGTTTAAAAATACAGCACTCCCCGCTCCGCCTCCGGCGGCACCTGGATATATGTAATTACCATCTGGGTAAGTGTTTCCACCTAGGCCACCTTTGAGCCAGTAGGTGTTAGCAGGTGGTTGGGGTTGTAATCTAGTATGCCAAATAACTGTACCAACGGCTGTGGCTGCTTTCAGCTGAGGGACAGGTAATCCGGTGTCTGGATCGACTTCAAAAATTCCGCCATACCAATATCCATAGTCCCAGCCACCACCATAGTCTATAACCGGATCGGTAGTTCTAGTTATTTCAACGGCAAAGCCAGCAGGGCCTCCCCAGTTAGATACTGCCATTGTAATGATGTGATTACCTTGTGTAAGTGATATGTCTGCGTAAGAACCATATACACTTTGGAAGTCACCTGTATTAATAATATTGCTATTATCCACATACAAATTCATCCAGTTGTCGCATTCTGCTCGAACACGATATGTACCAGTTTCGGGAACATAAAACGTTCTAGTAACTGTAGAAGTTGAATTAATAGGATTTACACCATCGGGATTTACCCAAACTGCATAGTCATTCATAAACTGAGACCATGCCCAACTTAGTGTAACTGGCCAAGTTTGACCTGTTCCAGATCCGTAAATAGGATTTCCGATCTTTGCCCCGGCGCCGCCAAGGCCTCCGCCAAAGTTATAAACACCTCGCTGACCGCCTTGACCGAGATATACCTGTAATGTGTCTCCGGGTTTTACTGGAATAGTTCCCTTAAGTACGGCGCCGTATCCTCCTGCGCCGCCGCCACCGTAATAATACTGGCCGCCCTGTCCGCCTCCGGCACCTGCTAATACAATTTCAATATTAGGAGAGTAACCTTTAGGAACAGTTAAGGTGTAGTAACCCGGACTCCAATATAATGATTTAACAACTTGACGTGTTGACATTTACGCTTCCCTTTGGAACCAGAAATCACCGTCAACTCCCTGATCATTTGTTGGAGCACCTGTACTAATAAA